CTAAAGGCACGTCCACTTTCGCGCGCGCCTTTCCATTTTTGGGGGGAAAGGTGCAGATACAAGGGGGGGAGAATGAAACCAGAATCGAGTATCGACGTTCTCAAGCGCCACCACGGGCGCATCCTGCACCTACGCAAGGCCAGTCGAAAGGCCAGAGCCGACCACGACCCGAAAGGGAACGCACTGGTCGGCCACCTCCGACTTGAGCGCGAGCTCTGCGGCGACCTGCTCTCCACTGAGGCCGCCATTACGGCCGCCCAGGTCGACCGCGTCGACGCGCTGGCCATGCTCGAGGCGGTCGCCATCGCGAGCCGGTCGCATGCTGCGGCGCAGAGTGCCGAGCAGGCACGCCGGGCGCTCGAGGCCGAGCAGGTGCAGCAGGTCGGCGACCTGGCCGAAGTGTTGAGCCAGGCGCCGCACGAGGTGAAGCGGCATCTATTGCGCGTGCTCGAGCAGGACTTGGCAGGGTGACGCCGAACCCACCGAGCTCGGCCGCGCTGTTGCTCGGTGCTTTGCTGGCAAGCATCGACGCCGACCCATCGGCCCGGTTCGCGTGGCTGCCGCTACAGTACGAGTACATGCACTCAACCCGCCGGTACCGGCTGCTGCGGACGGGCAATCAAACCGTCGGAAAAACGACGGTCGCCATGTACGACCTCGTCCTGCATGCCGCCGGTACGCACCCGACGCGGCAGAGCTGGTGTAGCGAGCCGGGCGAGTATTGGGTGCTTTGCGACAGTTGGGCGCAGTCGGTCATCATTCAAGGCAAGTTGCACGGCGTGCTCGCGACCGAGCTCGTGCACCCGGGCGACCAGTACAACCCGTCGCAGGGCTACGGCCACAAGCATCCGCACGTGCGCATCCGGCACACCAGCGGCAGCTATTCGACGGTCCGATTCAAGACCGTCAACCAGCGCACTAAATCGTTGGCCAGCGCGACGCTTAAGGGCATCGTCGCCGACGAACCGCTGCCGAGCCTGCGCGTGTACACGGAGGCGTCGAAGCGCATCGAGCGCGGTGGCTGGATGAGCTGCTGTATGACGCCCATCAATGCTCCCGTCGAATGGTTCCGTGAGCTGGTCGAGGCCGAGGGCAGCCCGTGGGAGCAGCATCACCGAGGACTGACGGCGCGGGAGTTCATTCCGGTCGGTCACTCGCGACCCATCGAGGTGATGGTGGAAGGACCCGACGGTCCCGAGTGGCGGCCGGCTGGTGCCGAGTACATCGCGGAGCTCGAGGCGAAGGTGCACCCGTCAGAGGTCGGCATCGTCGTACACGGTGAGTGGGACGTGCGGGCGGTCGACCGATTTTATACACACTGGCACGGCCAGGTCGGCGACCCGCCTGACGCTGACCTCTGGACCGGCGTGGGCTTCGACCACGGCAGCGCACCGTCGAAGCAGTGTGGTGTGCTGGTACAGGTGCAGGACCGCGGCCCCATGGAGTATCCGCACGTGTACGTCCTGGGCGAGTGGGTCGACGAGTCCGGCCGGCAGACGCCTCGAGGCGATGCACGGGCGACGCTCGACATGCTCGGCAAGTGGGGGCTCGGCTGGAAGCACCTCGACGACGCCTGCGGCGACCGGGCGCTCACCTTCTCAAAGAAGCCGGCCAAGCGGTCAAACGCCATCCTGGGCCGATGGCTGTCGAAGATTACCGGAGTGGGTCGACTGCACCCACCCATCCGGACCGCGAAGCGTGGCATGGGGCGCGGCGCTGGCTCGGCCGACATCCGACGCCGGTGGCTGCACTACCTCACTGTCGAGCAGGACGACGACGGGCGCAGCCTGCTCACCGTGCACCCGTCCTGCACTCGCGTCCTGCACGCACTCGACACGTGGGACGGCACCGACCGGCACCCGTCAAAGGACATCCTAGACGCCCTGTTTTACGCGCTCGACCGGTGGACGTTCAGCCGTCGGAAGCGGCGTGCCGTGACAATCCGGCGCGGCTGACGTAGTACACTGCAAGGGGGTCGTATGCCTTACCACTACGACGAGCACGAGCGCAGGCGCGAGCAGGGCCGCAGGCAGCGCATCATGGACGGCACGTGGAGGCGTGACGCCTATGAGTACCTGCGTCAGCTGCTCGGGTCGAAGCGGCTGAACCAGGCCTGGGGTGGTGAGCAGGTCGTGGACATCAGCACGAACATCCTGCGCGAGGATGCCGAAGGGAAGTCGACCCTGTACGACCGGCCGCCCCGGTTCCGGTGCATCGTCGACGGTGACGAGGTCGAGTCGGCATCGCTGCTGATGAATCAGCTCATGGAGCGCGCCCAGTACCCGACACTCATGCAGGACGTGCTCGCGCAGGTCATCGGCCTGAATGACTACGCCATCCGATACGAGGCCAAGCTCGTCGACGGTCGCCTGGTCGTCGAGCTGCACCCGACCAGTCCGGCGTACATCCTCGAGGCCACCGAGCGCGCCGACGACCCGCGCCAGGTGTCTAAGGTCTGCGAGGAATGGCACTATGACGGCAAACCGGTCGTGCGTGTCTGGACGGATGAGGTCACGTACCTCGAGACGACTGACGGGCAGCTCATCGACGGAACCGAGGTGCCGCACAACCAGGGCGCATGCCCGTGGGTGCTGTACCACGTGCACGGCCGGCCGCGTCTCTGGCTGCCGTTCTATCGGTCGGAAGTCGTCGAATCGACTTACCGCACCTGCATGGCGTACAGCTATCTCGACCACTGCCTCTTCGAGGCGGCATGGTCGCAGCGGTACACCGTCAACCTGGCGCCCATGGGCGCGGATAACCAGCTGTCACTCGATGGCACAAGCGCGCCCGTCATTGACGCCGACCCGACCTCGGTGCTTCAGCTCGAGCAAATCGACGAGAGCAAGCCCGGCAGCGCGTCGCAGTGGAAGCCGGGCGCCGACCCCGAGGTCATGGGCCGCGCAGTGGCACGGTTGCACGGCCGGGCGACACTCGCGGCCGGCGGGTCGGACCTAGCCGTCTACCGCAAGTCAGGCAACGCCGAGTCCGCCTATGCCATGGCCATCACACGCGAGATGCAGCGTGAGGCGCAGGTCGCCATGGCTCCACGGATGGCACCGTCCGACCGGCTCCTGGCCGACCGAATCGCGCTGGCCTGCAACCTGGCCGTGCCGGGCCTGTTTCCCGAGTCGGCAGACTGGCGCATCCGATACTACGCACTCCCGCCGCAGCGTGAGGAGTTGGAGCGGTTGCAGCTTGCGGTCGAGCTCGGCGCGCTAACGCTGGCAGACCTTCGCTTGTCGGTCGACCCGTTCGCCAGTCCCGAGGAGGTCGCGCGTGCCGCCGTGGTACCCGAGTGACGCCATGCGCCGAGCGGCGCAGCGTGCGCTCGACTGGCGCGAGGAGCTACCACCGAGCCGGCGCGGCATGACGGCGCGGGGGCTTGGGATGGCTCGGCTCATCGCCAGCGGTGGCGCGATGCAGCTCGACGACGTGCGCGCGGTGTTCGAGTACTTTCCACGGCACGAGGTCGACAAAGAGGCGCAGGGCTTCCGGCGCGGTGAGCCGGGGTACCCGTCGAAGGGTCGACAGGCCTGGGATGGATGGGGCGGCGACACGGCTAGAGGCTGGGCGCGTCGCATCCTGGCCGAGTATGACGAGGCTTACATCGCTCGCAGTGACGCGCGAGCACGACGACGAGAGGGCAGACGATGAGTGAGGAAGGGGCAGAGCAAGCACCGGCAGCGCCGGCCGAGCAGGACATGGCGCCGACACCGCGAGCCAGTCGCGGCAGCAAGCGCATACAGCAGCTCACGACCGACCTGCAAGCGGCACACGAGCGAATCAAGCTCCTTGAGGCCGACAGCGTCACCGTCGAGCGCGACCAACTGGCGGCCGGCATGAAGGCGCTCGAGCAGAAGCTGGAGCGCATGAAGGCCGACCACGCGACCGCGGCCGACCAGTGGCGCACGTCGGAGGCCATGCTGCGGCGTGGGCTCACCGACGACGAAGGGCAAGCGGTGGCGCTGGCACTGTACGCGCGACTGCCAGCGGACGAGCGCCCCGAGCTCGCTGCCTGGATGGACTCGTGGAAGGGCGACGACGACACCGACAACACCCCGGCCGCGCTGCGCCCCTACCTGCAACGCCAGGCCGAGCCGGTGCCGGCGGCACCACCGGCCGCTCCGCTGGCAGGGCGTCAGCCTGCGGCGTCACCGGGTGCACTGGGCAGCATTCCCGCGTCGGTGAGGATGGCCGCAGCGCGAGGCGACCGCGACGCGCAGGAGGCTATCAGGGCGTACCTGGCCGGGCGCCGTTGACATCGGCGCCGGCTCGGTGTAGTGCTATGGCAACCCGCTAGGCCATCGAGTCGCAGGCGCTACCTGCTGTAGGCGAGACAAAGCGGACCGTCTCACCTGACAGCTAGGAGCGCCCACTATGGCGACCAATTCGACCACCAGTTTTTCCGGGTCCGTGCTCGCAGCCGAGCAGGCAGACCTCCGGTACCTGCTCACCATCGCCGACCGGGCGGGAATGTTCCAACATCCCGTCTTTTCGGCCGGCTACCTCGGCCGCGCCGACATGTCGAAGGTCGTGCAGCGTCCAACGTACGGGCTCGGCGCGAACGAGATGGCGGCCGAGACCGAGGGTTCTGGTGCCGTCGGTACGGCCATCACGAACAGCAAGGTCTCCGCGACGGTCGCCGGCCAGCTGCTCACGCGTGACACGACCAGCCTGCTCCGGAACATCACCGGCGACGCGCTGTCCCCGAGCGAGCTGTTCGGTCAGGACATGGCCGTGGCCGCGTCGACCCGCTTCCTGTCGATGGTCGCGGCTGCGATGACCTCTGCGTCCGGCTCGGTCGGCACGACGGGCGACGCCCTCACCGCGGCGACGCACTTCGCTGGCGTGGCGGCGTACCGTGCGCTCGGCTCGCTCGGCATCGGTGGCACTGGCGCACCTCTCGCGCTGTACCACGTCAAGCAGGTCAGCGACCTCGAGTCCAACCTCTTCACGTCGGCCGGTGGCCAGCTCCAGTACGGCGACGAGGCGCGGCGTCTCGCGGCCTTCTCTGGTGGAATCTTCCGCGGCTTCATCAACGATGTGCCCATCTACGGAACCACCAAGGTGACCGACGACGCCACCGACTACACCGGCGGCCTGCTCGGCGCGGGCTCCATCGTGTGGGCCGACATGCTGCCGGCCGTGGACGACCCGTCCCGGCAGGTCGTGCTCGGTGGTGAGGCTCCTGACGGGTCCATCCTCCCGCCGATGCTTGCCGAGGTCGACCGCAACTCGACCACCGGCGTGACGACGGTCGCCGGGCGTATCTTCCTGGGCGTCAGCTACGGCCAGGAAATCGCCATCAAGGTCATCAGCGGCGTCTGATGCCTTCCCGGCGCTGCGAGTTTGGCCGAGCTCGCAGCGCCGTACCACATCGGCCGACACTAGGGCAGAGGTGAACCATGGCGCGAGCCAAGAGCAGCACGAGCAAAGCACAACCACCGGCACCCGCGGCACCGGCTGCCGCACCTGCGATGCCATGGGCGCAGCCCGGCACGCTCGACCGGTCTGCCGGTCGCGGCTACGGGGCGGGGTCGAAACCGCACTACCTGTACCACATGCCCGGCGCGTACTACGCCGTGGATGGGTGGTGCGTGCCGCACCTGTCGCAGTTGTGGGCGGGTGAGGCTGGCGTGAATGGGGTCGACGCCGTGCGCAGTGCTGACGGCAAGCGGTGGGTCGCTGACCCGGAGCCGGCCATTGTGCGCATCCAGCGCAAGGGCGGGCGCATCATCCCGCACGAGGTCGACGCCGAGCAGGGTCACCCGTCGTACCTCGTGCCCGTGCCGGGCACCGGAACGTGGACGCATCGCCTCTGCTCACTCGTGCCGGGGATGCGTCCTCGGCCACCGGCTGCGGCCGACCGTGCCGCATGGCTGCGCTCGCTGGTCGAGCGTGGCGTGCTGGACGCTCCGCACCCCGAGGAAGTGCGCGCCGTCGGGCAAAAGCTGCGCGCACTGTACGAGGCGAACAAGCGGTACGAAGGCGCCACCACGGAGTCGATGGCCAAAGCCTGGCAGCTCTACCAAGAGCGCGCACTGGTTGAGCAGGTAGGGGGCTGACATGGCACGGCGTCGCGACATGCACCGGGGCAAAATCACCGACTACAGCGGCAGCGACATGGTCGACCCCAAGACCCGCCGCGCTGCGCTGGACGACTACATCGGCCGCACCGGGTGGCAGATGACGCAGGTGCAGCGGTCGGAGCTCGTCGACGCAGCGTGTCGCATCGCTGACCAGCAAATTGCGACGCAGTGCAAGCAGGCCGAATCGGGCCGGTCTGCGGGCTCTGCGGCCCGACTCTCTGCCCCGGGTGAGAGCTCGCAGGCCGAGCCCTTGACGCTGAAAACCGCTTGGAAGGCGTGGGTCTAGACGATGGCAGAGACGCATTACGCCGCCCGACTGGTCGACCCTGGCTACGCCATCGAGAAGGGCCGAAACAACACCATCACGTGTCCCGTGTACGACGGGGCGCACCTGTCGACGCCGACCAGTGGCACGTGCACGGTGCGCACTAGTGACGGCGTCATCAGCTCGGGCGCGGTGACGGTCGGCGGCATGGTGCACTCGGCCGAGTACACCATCACGTCGGCCAGTATGGCGGACCTCGACTATTCTGACGACGTGTCAGTCGAGTGGGCGCTGCTGATGGGCGACGGCGTCACGCACACGTTCAGGAGCGAGGGCGCCATCTGTCGCGTGTCGGGTCAGCAGCGGGTCACCGTCGCCGACCTGTACCGGCTCGAGCCTTACCTTGACCCCGACAGCGGCGGCGCGGTCTGGAGTCAGAACGGCGTCGACCAGTGCATCGAAGCGCACCTCGAGGTCGAGACCGAGTTGTGGCTGGCAGGGCGTCGCCCCTATCTGGTGGTATCGCAGGCTGCGCTCCGTCGGGTTGAGCTCCTGACGGCGCTCCGCATGTGTTGCGAAGCGTTGTCGACGACCGGCCGGCAGACGTTCATCGACAAGGCGCAGCGGTACGCCGATCAGCTCGCGCGGACCAAGCAGCAGGCCACGCTCCACTACGACACCAGTGGGGACGGGCGCATCGACGACCCCGAGCACCGGAGCAGCATGCGGGCCGGCTCGTACCGGCTCGGCTCGGTGCGTGGGAGCTCTCTGGTGTACCCGTGGCGGTGACAGTCGCCCAGGTGCGGCAGCGTGTCGCCGCGGCGCTCGAGGCCGCGTCAGGCTGGTCGGAGAGCACTGTTATCGGTGGCGCCCAATGGCAAAACACCGGAGAGGGCGAGTCGGCCCAGTCGGGTCACTTCGCGGTCACCGTGCCGATGACCACTGGCTACGACACGTCCGACGGGCAGCTGGTACCGGCTCGCTCGGCCGCGCTGACGGCACGCACCGAGGTGCGGGTGGACTGGCGGTATCGGGTCCGCTCCGACGCCCAGGTCACCGACTACGACGCCGCGCTGACGCAGGAGCAGGTACTGCGCGTCGCAGCTGGCAACACGTCACCGACCGGCGGCCTGCGCATCTACGAATCCGTCACCACGCCATCGAATCGCCAAGTAGTGCAGGACGAGCAAGGCCTAGTCGTGGCCGTGCGTGGCGTCCTGTTCCTCGTCGCTGTCCATCCATTCGCCCGGAGCTAGGCCCATGCCATCCGCCACCGTAGCCCTTACCAAGTACGACATTGCCTCGCTGGTCATGAAGGACGCCACCGGGTCACCGGTCGACCTTGACCTGCTCACCTACGCCGACCACAGCTTTACGGCCGACCGGCTCGTGAATGTGTTTGAGGAAATCGCTATTTACGCCGGGCAGACCTTCCTCGGCTCGAGGCGCGGCGCACCTGCGCCCATTAACATTGCGTTCTCGACGTACATGACGAGCGTGGCGAGTGCCGACGTAGCCGACAACAACGGCAACGCCTGGGATTTTGTCGCCAGAACCAACGGTTTCAGCGGCAACACCAACACCAACACCACCGGCTACGACTTCGACATGATTGACCTGACGGTCACTATGACGACCAACAGCGTGACGCAGACGCTCGCCTTTTCCAAGTGCACGTGCGTCGGTGCCTTCTCGGCAGACGAACCCAACAAAATCGATTGGACGGTCGTTTGCCGTGGTGGCGTGACGCGTACATGATGACCCGCTAGCGCGGGCAAAGGGGCAGAGAATGAACGACAGAACCATGCAGCTCGGAGTCGGCGCCGTGCGCTGGCAGATGCCGAGCCTGGTGCACCGGCTCGAGGTGCTCAACCGACAGGCGACTGACGGGCTGGCGTCAGCGCGCATGTATGCGCTGCTGGCAGGGCTGCCGGGTGGCGTCCTCACCGCGGTCGGCCTGACGGGTCGCCCGGCCATGGACATCGACCAGGCCGAGCAGCTTCTACAGCGGCAGGGGTGCACCTTGCCGCAGCTCGTCGCGGCCAGTGCGCAGGCCTGGCAAGCGGTGTGGGAGTGGTACACCGATGCCATGCCAGCGCCAAAGGATGAGACCGACGCGGGAAACGACGACGCGCCACCGGAGACGGTGGCGGCTACGACGGCCTGACCCGTGCCTTGCTCACTCTGGCGCGGGAGTACTCGACGACCCTGCACGCACTCGGTGAGCTCGACGCCCTCGAGCTGCGCCACATGCTGGCCGACCTGCTGACCCGACTAGAGGAGCGCCACCGTGACCATCAAAGGACTCGACCGGGCGCTGGCAAACGTCGAGCGCCAGGTGTACGAGGTCGCGCATAGACGGGCGCTTGCGCGGGTGCGCCAGGTCGTCGGGTTTGCGCGCAGTCGGTGGCCAGTCGGCGACACGCCAGGCCGACCCCGTAGCCGTGACCTGTTCCGCATCGAGGACAAGAGCGACGGGGTCGACCGGGTGCATGTCGTCATTCAGAACGACGCACGAGATGACCGGGGCACGCCGTACGCGTTCTTTATTCGCTCGGCGCGTGTGCCCGGTGCCGGCCGCAAGAACGCATGGCTCGTGCTGGTCCGGCGTCCGACAATGAAAGCGGTAACCGACCTGGCAGCCGATACAGCACGCGACCCGCTCGGGAGAGGTTGAGCAATGGCCGAGACTGCACTGATTGGCGTCGACATCGACCTGTCTCTAGTGAATCGACGACTGGCCGAGACGGGAGAGCTGACAGCCAAAGAAGCGCGGCAGATGCAGCGCGAGCTCACGCAAGCGTTCAAGCAGTCAGCCCGCGCCAGTGAGGACGCGGCGCGTCAGATGGCACGGGCGCAGTCGAAGGCGGCACGCGATGCCGAGCGCGAAGCGAAGCGCGCAGCCCGTGAGGTCGCCCGTAGCTATGGGGAGCAGGCGTCGGCCGTGCGCGGCTTGTTCTCCGCTGCGCTCGGTGGGGTCGGTGGCGACCTGCTCGACCTGGCCGACGCGACTGACGGCGTGTCGGACTCGATGGCGCTGCTTGGTACTGGCCTGGCTGCGCTCGCCATTGGGCCGGTCATTCTGGGCGAGCTCGCACAAGCTCTACAGGACACCGCGCAGGCTGGCATCGACGCGCGCAAGTCCCTCGAGGAAGCCGGCATCGCTGTCGAGCGGCTAGTGTCACCGGCTGCACTGGCAACGCTCGCAGCGTACGAGGAGCAGACGAAGCTCACCGAGCAGGCGAGCGCGGCCCTATCGGTCGAGCTCGGCAGCGCGGCAGCCACCGACGCGCAATTCTTCGCCGATGCCATGCTGGGCGCCAAGCAAGCACTGGCCGACTTCTCTGGCGCGGCCAGTGGTGTTGTCTCAAGCATCGGCAAGATGGCCGAGACGTTCTTGGTTCTGAATCCGGCATTTCGTCCGTTCATTCTGGCGCTGCGCGAGTCTGGCGCGGCAGCTGGCGAAACCAAGGCGCGGGTCGCCGAGCTCGTGGCTGAACAGCGAGAACTACAGCGCGTCACCGAGCGCACTGGCCAGGTCTACGCTGATACCAGCGTCAGCGCGGCGGAGGCATTTGGCGCCGACAACGTGGTGGCGCCACAGCGGGCCATCGAGTCGCAGGTCGACGAAACCACCGCGGCCGTGCAGGAGCAGACGACAGCATTCACGAACCTCGACCTGTCGATGCAGGGCACCACGGTTAACGCAGGCCTAACCGCTGACGCCGTCGCGACTGTCAACGAACAGGCCGCCAAGTCTGCCGAGCTCATCGGCTCGGAGGACAAGCCCGGGACATTCGACAAGCTGGTCGAGGACCTCGGTGAGGGCGCCGCCGCTGCCGCCGCGCTGGCGAGTGCCTTCTCACCTATCCTCGGGAACCTGGCGCAGCTCGCAGCCATCGAGCAACGCCAGCACGAGGCACGGGTGCAGCAGTTGCGCGACCAGCGGGCCGAGTCGCGTGAGACGTACCGCGACGCGGTCAATGCGTTTCACGAGTCGCAGTCTGACCTCACGGCAGCCGAGCAGGCCGCTCAGCGCGACTACCTGTCCAGACTCAAGCAGAGCGAGGACGCAAAGCGCGAGCAGATACGGGAGGTCGAGCGCGAGGAAAAACGCGCCGCCATGGAAGCATTCAGGCGGCAGAAGGAGCTCCAGATTGCCCAGGCCACCATCGACGCGGCACGCAACGCCGTGGTCTTGACCGGTGCGCTGTCGTTCTTGACCTTTGGGGCACCTTTTGTAGCTACCGGAATCGCGCTCGGCCAGCTGTCGACGCAGCTGGCTGTCATCAATGCCACGCCGCCACCCAAATTTCACTTCGGTACGCCTGCGGCTAGTTCGACGGGCGGGGGCGTGGTCGGCATCCCCGGGGCCGAAGTGCCGGCCGTGCTCGAGCAGGGTGAAGGGGTCGTCAGTCGCCGCGGCATGGCGACGCCTGGCATGGCCGAGCTGGTCGAAGCGGTCAATGCTGGACGGGCGCCGACCGGCCGCAGCATGGTCACCGACATCGAGGCCGACCTGCTCGCGCAGCGGTTGAACCGACCGTACGCACCTGCGATAAGGGGCAGAGCACTAGCAGGTACCAACACCTTCTATCGAGGTCGCTGATGGCTCGACGTGACATCCCCTTCGCTGGCGTGCTGGTACCTGACGACCGAATCAGGACAGCCGGCGCCGCGTCGACCATTCAGGAAACCGGCACGACCACGACGAGCTATCAGCAGGCCGGACCGACGGCGCCCGGCGCTGTCGACGTGGGTGACGACGTGGTCCTGGCGCTGTCGGGAGAGCAGGCCGCGTCCGTGTACCTCGACATTGGCCGAGGTGGCGCACCGGACCCGGCACGGGGTGCTCGACTGCGCTGGGCTGACAGCTCGACTGATACGCTGCTCGGCTGGGCTCCTCCGAGCTGGCTACAGTACACCACCGGGACGACCGACCTGTCTGGCTCCGACTGCATCGACCTCATCGAGCTGGCTGACGGGTCGGTGATGGTCGCCAGTGCAAATGGCTCGACAACGGAGTGCGCGACTTATGACCCGAGCACGGACACGTGGACGGCACGCACGGACCTGCCATGGCAAGCGACAGCGGCGACGCCCTCTGACGCGCTGCTGGCGTTGTGGCAGGACCCCGACGACGAGGCGGTATACGCGCTGCAATCCGACGTGGCGGGGGCGGCATCGGTGCGGCACATGCTTGTCCGGACGACGGACAGCGGCACGACGTGGTCGACGGTAGCACAGGCCTCATTCACCGGCGGCACGCTCACCGCGGCCGGTCGTGATGCGCGGTGGTACCGCTTGCCCAGTGGGACGCATGTGCTCGTCGTCATCGGCACGAGCACTATCCAGACCTGGCGCAGCAGCAGCGGCGAGGACTGGCAGTTGGTCGGCAGCCTGTCGGGCATCTTTGACGGGCCGTCAGCGCAGCGCGCCGCAGCCGACGTGGTCCTGCTCCCCGACGGCCGGCTGGTGTACGCGTACATCCTCTCGGCGACACGGGCGACGATGCAGGTGAGACTCTGCGACGCGCTCACCGACCCGGCCACCGCGGTCGAGCTCGACGCCGTCACCGTCAGCGGTTTCCTGAATCAGCTCTCACTTGCCCTCGAGGAAACGGGCCGACTCTGGGCACTGGTGAACCATACGAGCAACGGCACGCGATGCTTTCGGAGTATCAATTACTCGGCCTGGCTCGAGGACGATGGGAACCGGTTGGTTGCGACGGGCTCGGTCGACGAGGTCAGGGCGATGCGCAAGTGCCTACAGCTGCGAGGGGGGCACCTGCTGTGCACGGGCACGCCAAACGACCCGGCAGGGGGTGCGCCGCTGTTCTACCACCTGGGCGGCTGGACCAGCCTTGAGCCTTGGTCAGTGGCGGCCGGACTGTCGGCGCGCGACTCCGACCGGCTGACATGGGGCGCGAGCAACACGGCTGAGGTTCCCTGGCTCGGCATTACGGCCAGTCAGCGGGAAGCAAACCTCGCGAGCTATGGGTGGACGCTGGGCGGCACCGGCGGGTCGGACGTGACGACGGTGGAGCACCGCAGGGTCACCACAACGGCCAATAGCCGATACTGGACGGCCAGCATTACCGGCGGTACCGACAGTCTGCTGGCGTTCTTGGACGTGAAAATCAACACCAGCGGCACCACGTCGACGCAGCAAGTGGGATGGAGAGTCAACGCCGACACGGGCACAAGCGGCCAGGCCATCGCATGCGCCATCGCGTCCACGCAATTCCGTATCAGCGAGGTCGGCGGGTCTTCCCTGGTCACCGTGTCGGCCGACATGTCGACCCGGATGCAGTTCATGGTCTGCATCGAGTCCGGGCGCAGGCTGGAGGTCTACTACAAACGACCTGAGGCGACGGCCTGGACAAGTGCTTACCAGTCTGGCAGTCCAGGCCTAACGGGTACAGGTGCAGCGGCGTACATCCATTTCGGGCACCTCTTCGCAGGGACACAGGAAAGCGACTGGAGGTTCGTGGCATGTGTCGCCAGCACGTCGACTGCGAGCTCGACAGCGAAGCGCGACCAATGGCGCAGCACAGCGTCGACCATCGTGGCGCGGCAGAAGGTGCTCGGCCGTCCACTGGCTGCGCTGGGCGGGTCGCTGGGCACGCCTGCGAGCTACCCGCGGGTGTCTCTGCTGTCGGTGGCGCCCACGGCCGGCACCACCGCAACCGTCGAGCCGGCGCACGGGTACCCGGTCGACCACCTCGACCCCATTGCCAGCCCGTCACCGCGGCAGGTCTGGCGCTCGACCGACACAAGTGAGCAGGTCATCGAGTGGTATCTGGACGACACCGTCACTACGTCAGACCTCACGTACTACGCGCTATACCTGGCCGGCGCAAACTTCCGTTCGGCCGAGCTTGAGTACTACGACGGCGCGACCTGGCAGACCTGGGTATCGGTCGACCTTGGTGAGGCCATCACGTACAGCCGGACCGGCAACACCATCCAAGCCTCGTCAGGCTCTCCGCGGTGGCTACAGCAGCACGAGGCAGTCGGCGGGTATGTCGACCTCGGTGGCGGTGTGCGACGCGCTGTAGGCTGGAACGCGACCGGCTACGGCAGCGCAGCAGGCACACGGTCGCGCATCCGGCTGGATGGGGTCACCGGCACGGACCCTGCGAGCGGTTCGGGTACCCTGGTCCTGCCCCGCGGTGTCGCCGCGTCGCTTACCCAGGTCGAAGCGCAGCGGGTGCGACTGCGCATCCCGACGCAGTCGACCGTCGAAGGGTATTTCGAGCTGGGCGCCATGGCCATCGGCCGCGTGTACGCGCTCGGGTCACCGGTCGACTTTGGCAGCGGACAGTCGACCCTGATTGATGTGCGTGAGGACGAGGCGCCCGGATACGCGACGAGGTCGCGCAGGTCGCCACCGCGGCGCCGGTGGTCACTGGCTATCGCCGAGAGCAATGTGGCCGGCATCCGTGACGGCGTCGCCGGGTACCTGGCGGCCGACGGTGCGCCGACTATCGGCGTGGGCCTGGAGGGCGACGTTGCGCCACTGCTCGAGGGGCTACTGGCGCAGGGCATCGACGCCAGCCCGGTACTCGTGCTGCCGGCTCCTCCAGAGACGCAGGACGCAACGACCGGCTACACGACGACCGAGACGCGGCGCGACGTGCTCTGGTGGGGCAGAGTCAGCGCGGTCCAGTGGGACAACGTGGTCGGGGAGCTCGGCGCCGATGAGCTGCACCGGGTGGCGACGGTGACCATCGAGGAGGACGTGTAGCCATGGGCTCCATCCTGCTCGTGCTCGAGGTCGAAGGTCAGCCACGTCGGTACACCAGCGCGGCCGAGCCTGTCACCGTCGACGGTGAGAGCTACGCGCCAGGCCTGGCGGTCGGGTCGGTGGCCGTGCATGCGCTCGGCTCGACCTCGGTGACGGTCGACGACCCGCACGAGGACTGGCCGACGCTCGTGCTGTCGATGGGCACGGTGCCACGCTGGCCGGCGTCGCTGTATTGGGCCGACGCTGCCGGACGCATTGCCCTACAGGTCGGGCACGCGACGCTCGGGGAGCTTGGCGCGCCGGTTACCGAGCTGCCACTATCCATCGACTCCGCAGTGGTCCCCGGTGCTCGACAGGTACCCGACGCGGCGCAGTCGACCATCGACGCCGGTGACTGGCCAGGACCCGAGCACGCCAGCGACGCGCGATACTCGCAGGATGACAGCAGCATCGGCGCGACCCTGCCGCGGGTGTACGGTCGTCCCGGGCTTGACTCGATGACAGCCGGCGCGACTGGCGGACCCGTCACCACGGCGTACCGGGTCGAGACGGGCAGCGGTGGCGCGGCCATCAGTGGATACATCGTCGTGGCCAGTCCACCGACCGAGGCGACCACGCTGACCCTGTACGACCAGTCAGCCGGCCAGGATGACACGGGCGCCTATCAGACGGCAGACGTGACGACCTCGACCACGACCGACCAGCGCGGCCGGCAGGTGCAGGTCGTGTCGCTGGCAGGGCAGGCCACGCTCATCGGCTACACGGCCGGCACTCGATACGGGTGCAGCTGGACGAGCGACGCCACCGACCGGTCGGCGGCCTATGTGCTAAGCGACCTGCTCGACGCCAGTGGGCGCCCGGTGGACTCGGCGCGCATGCGACTGGATGGCCTGCTCATCGACGTGGCCATCGAGTCGCCAGTCGACCCGCTCGGCTGGATACTGGAGCAGACCGGCGGGGTACCCCTGTTCATCGGCCGCAGCGCGCTCGGGTACTACGCGCGACTTGTGCCCATCGACCAGGCCGCGCCCGACGTGACGCTGACCCTGCAGGGTGCCGACACGCACAGCGGCATTGCGCCGGCCGAGCCTGGCGGGGTGGTGTCGCGGGTACAGGTGAGGTACGCACCGTCGGACGGAGAGATGACGCGCACCGTGCTCCTCGACCCGACCACGTCGACGCCGTGCGCGCTGGCCGAGGCCGGTGGCTATGACGCGCTCATGTCGGTCGAGCTGCCGGCGGTGTGTGACCCTGCGACGGCTGGACGGGTCGCCGCGCTCCTGGCTGCCGAGTACGCGACACCCGGGCCGGCGGTGGCGCTGACGGTGAGTGACCCTGCGACGGTGCGCCGGCTGCTGCTGCTGGGTCCGGCGTGCCTCATCGAGGTCGGCACCGACGCGACACTGGACGCGCCGAGCCTGACGGGCCGACGGGTGGCGGTGGACGGCATGACGGTGACAGACACCACCCTGACTCTGGCCGGCACGGTGAGGACATGAGCAGCACGCGACGACCTCCCGCCGGGTACTACCGCGGCGGCCTGGCTGGATGGGCGCAGGACCCGACCGTGGGCCTGCTCGGCCCGTCTGGCTTGTGCATCCATGAGGACTGGTTGCGCTACTCCGGCGGCGGGACGCAGGATTACGGTGAAGTCGGCTGGACGCGGACGACCGTGGGCGGGTCCGGCGCGACCGTCATCCTCAACACACCGACGGCAGCCACCGAGGCCGGCATCCTGGCGCTGCGCACAGGGTCGAGCGCGAACCGCGGCGCGACGCTGCACACTGCCGGGTTCGTGCAGGTGTACCAGCCACCGGTCGGCATGATGTGGTGCACGAAAATCGACATGAGCAACACGACCTCGATTGAGGCCTGGTCTGGCCTGTCCTCCTCGAGCAGCGGCCGGGTGCGCTCGACGGACGCGACGCAGTTCGTCGGCATCCGGTACCTGTCCAGCGTCGGCCAGTGGGAAGGCGTCGCCAAGAACGGCAGCGGCACGGCGAATGAGTCGGTGGTCAACCTGGGCACGCACTCGGCCGGAACCTTTCGAATTTTGGGGTTTGAGGTCGTCGACACCGACGGCGCTGGTACACCTGGGCTCCAGTTTTTCGAGCTCGATGCCAGTGACCGGCGGTCGATGGTGCGGACCGACTACGGTGACCCCATCACCGACGACATCCCCGAGACGACAGGACTGACGGCCGCTGGGCTGGTGACGCTTGCCCAGTCGCAGCGCATTTTGTATCAGGACTTCTACAGCATTGGCGGGAGGGTAGCGCGATGACGGTACTCGGCAGCATCGCAGAGGGGACACCACTGGGCGCGCTGACACGGGCAGAACCGCTGCCGTGCTGCTCGCTAGTCGCGGCCATGGTCCTCGAGCAGGTCGGCCACCATCCTGACCCGGCGACGCTCGATGCGTATGCCGACGCTGACCCGGTGTACTGGCCGCCGGCGAACGTCTGGAGCCGCGACGCGCCGTGGTCGGCGCTGACGGCTGCACGGTCGCTGCTCCGTGGGCGCTGGGCGTACGAGTCGCTGGTCGGTGAGCGCGAGGGCGCCGAGTACGTGTACGCGCCGCAGCTCACCCGCAACCGGTGGCACATTGTGCAGCGGTGGCGGGGGCTCGACCTTGGTGAGGGCGTCGGACCGCAAGACGACGAGGTCATCGACGGCGCGACGGGGCACACGTACTGGGCACACATGGACGCGACCGGCTCGGTGACCATCGTGCAGTCGAGCACGTCGCTAGGACTGCGCGTCACCGAGGGCGGGTCGTGGGTCGGCACGGCCGGACTCGACGGTTACAGCGTGGGCGTGCTCACCTTGCCGGCGGGGGTGCTCTGATGCCGTGGCTCTGGAATCTCGCCTGGTCGCTGCCGAGCCTTGCCAGCGACGTGCAGGAGCTCATCGACGCCGTCGTCGACGACACGGGCCGCGCTGACCCGGGCGACGCAGAGGCCGCCGGCCGGCTGCTCTCCGACGAGCTCGGCGACGTGCTGCGGGTTCGGGTCGGTGGCGTCGACATTGTCGGCCCGGATGCGCAGGCAGACCTCTTCGCGTTCCTCGCGCGGGTCAGTGCTCGCGCTCACAATGCCAGCCGATGACAGCAGTGCTTGCCAGTCGCCTCGAGCTTGAGGCGGACACCATCCTCGAGGGCATCGACGACGAGGCACGCCGTGAGCACGCGTCGCGCGTCCTGCTGTCGACCATCGAAACACTGGCGGACCATGAGTCACGCCGGCCGGTGGCTGACGCGCTCGACGAGGTCGTGCGCACCATGGAGCAGGTGAGGACCCGGCTCGACCAGGCCGACGAACCACCGGCAGGACTGGCCGCGGCGCTCGGGTCTATCGACGCGCGTACTTGGGTCGGTATCATCCTCGGCATAGCTGCCGCGCTCGGTGCAGCCACCGGGCTCGACGTGGCCGACATCGTCGGAGAGGGGGCGCCATGAGTGAGGCAGACCGGGCAGCGATGGCACGCGGTACGCTGACCAGCGGCATCGACCTCGAGCAGGTCGCCGCAGCTCGTGCCGCGCTTGTGGCCATGCGTCAGGACATGGCGCAGCCGGCTGTCGAGCCGACGCCGGTGACCTGGCGCACCTGCGTCTTCGCGGGTGCACTGGCCGGCGCCGTCGTCTGGCTCATCCTCGGGTAGCGCGCCACATGCACACGGCGCGAGGGGTGACGCCGACGACCTCGGCCACCTCCGCGGTGGACATGCCAACGTCTAGCATCTCGTGCGCGAGGTCGTGCCGTAGCTGACGGGCGACACGGGCGCACGCTTTCGCCCAGGTCACCGGGCACGGGTAGCCCGGTGAGCGGGGACGCACGAGCAGCGCGCCCTGATTGACCAGCCACGCCACCACGTGCAGAGGATGGCCGACACGCTCGGCAGCCTGGCGCACCGTGGCGCCGCGGTCGAGCATCGACTGCACCCGAGCAAGCGGCACGGCCGAGCGCATGCGGGCAGCGGCGCGCAGTCGCCACCGCCACCGGCGCACGTCGACCGGGTCGACCGGGTAGCTGTTGAGAATGTCGCGCGTGGTGCGGCCTGCGAGGAGGGCACGCCGGACGCAGCGCGGCGGGTCACCACGCACGGGCCAGTCCTGCGAGCCATTCGGCCAGTCGCCCGGCGTGCACCTTGCCGTGATGCGTGACGCTCAACACGTGGCCGTGATGATTGACCGCGACCGACAGCGACCCGCCCTTATGGGCACGGTACAGGGCACACCACCGGTCAGAGTGCAGGCCGCACCACTGCACGGACCATCCGAGCGCATGCAGGCGGTCGGCTAGGGTTTCCTCTCGGTGGCCGACCTCGAAGGTGTCGCGCAGGTGCTCGGTGCACTTGTGGCAGGTGAGGTAGGCGCGAGGGATGAGGGCGCCGCAGTGCGTGCACGGGGTCAGGGCTTCCATCGCTGCACCACCTCGGCGCCGCCGTTGCTCAACCACTGGCAGAGCTGCCGCCACTGGTGCGTCGACATCTGCGACGGGCGCGGCCGGTCGTGCGCTTCGCACCACGTCGCGACCTGCTCGTACTCGACGCCAGACTCACCGAGTCGGGCTTGCCATGCGCGCCACGCCTTCGATTTGGTATCAATCGGGGCGCCCTGCTCGGCCGATTGGTCCCCATTCGACGCCGGCGGCGATGCGTTTGGTACCTTTCTGGCAGCTGGGCGGCTGGATTGGTCCCTATTCGGTGGCGAGCTCGACCGATTAGTGCCCGGTCGGCTCGATTTGCTACCAACGTCCTCACCGTCCACGTCGTCACCGGCGGCGCAGCCGAGGAGGTGCATTCTTACGTATCTATGGGCATAGGTCACGACCGAGCCAAGGGCCTGACTGGGCGTGATGCCGCGGGACTGGCCGAGCGGCATGAGCAGCACGCCGGACTCCCACTGACCCGACGCATGACGCAGCGTCCAGGCGACGCCGGCGCGGTTGTCCTCGGCCACCGGTGCGCAGGTGAGTGAAAGGCCATGCGCGCCCAGGTGCGGACGGGTCGCCCGGATGACCGACTCCAGCGTGGCGTACCTGTTCCGCAGGTGCGGGTTCTGGCGGTCCTTCTCGGCCGACCGGATGGCCGCTTGTGCCTTCGACAGGGCGGCCCCGAGCTCGGCCTGCTCGTCGCTGCGCTCAATCATCGTGCACCTCGCGCCCAGTCGAGCACGTCGCACAGTGCACGCTCGCGCTCGAGGATGCGCAGCACCAAGTACACGTCCACCGCGGCACGCTCGGCGCACCCGCCGTAGTTCGCTGCGAGCCACGCATCATAGACGGCGCTGGACTCGACGCCGGCCGGGTCAGACCATCCGAGCTGCTTGGCAATGTGCTTAAGTCCCCATCCTCGGCTGTAGTTCGCGTGTCTGGCGTGAGTGAGCACGCTGGCGTCGAGACATCGAGGATAGAACGCACGACCACGAACCGACTGGCCGGTCAAGCTCTGTAGGTGCGGCAGCTCGAGGTCATGCCGGCACATCGCCTCCCGCAACACGGGCGGGTCATAGGTCGACCAGTGCACGAGGTGGCTGACCTGATGCTTGACGAGCTGTTGCTCGAGGTCGAGGAGCAGGCCGCGCTCGGTACAGGTCTCCCGCGTCAGTCGGACGGCCACGTCCTTATCAGAGGTCGGCGCGTCAGCCTGCACCGGGTGCATGGCGATGGCGACGACCTCGGCCGTGTAGGGTGACAGGGCGCGAGCCTTCCACTGGTCGACGCGCTTGGCGAACCATGCGTGCTTGGCTTCCACCCGGTCGACTTGGTACCGCTCGTCGAGCTCGCGCTGCTTCGCGGCAATCTTGACCGGGTCGCGGTAGCTGACGGGCACACGGCGCGGCGCCGGCGGCACGAACGGCTCGACCTCTAGCCATTCGTCCGGCACTCCGCAGCCACGGGCGCGGGTCGTGCCTAGTGGTACCGTCTCGATGTCGATGACCCACGGCCGGCTCACTGGCGCACCATGGGGGCGATGACGAGGACGGACCCGAGCACGGCCACGACGAGCGGCGGCAGGCCGAGGTCGTGCGCCATCGAGGACAGTACCAAGGCGGCGCCGAAGTACACCGACGCCAGGCCGGTGCGGGTGAGTGGTTCGCTGCGCATGTCGCTACTCCTTTGTGTTCCGTGGTCGTACTTCATGCCTGACGGATAGTCAAGCGCAGGTTTTTTGCTTGACGGTTAGGCGGACCCGCTAGTAAGACTCTGCGAGCAAGGGAGCAGACATGCCGAGACTGACTCACTCACAGACCGCCGCACTGCGCGTGCTGCGCGATGCACTGGCCGACCCGGATGCCGACGACATCGTGCACGGGCCGAGCTCCGACGCGCACGTCAACAGCCTGCGCGCCTTGTGCCGCATGGGGCTGGCGTTCCACACCTACGGCCCGTACTACGGCGCGCACTCCATCGAGGCGGTCGACGCTGCACTGGCGGAGTCATGAAAAACCTCACACTGCGAGCGAGCGAGGACCTGCTAGAACGGCTCGATGCCATGCGCGAACAGGTCGAGCGTGACCACCGGTTCCGGCTGTCGATGCACCAGCTGCTCATGATGCTCGTGCTCTGCGGGCTCGACCACCTCGAGGCGGGCGACCATGCCGAGTGACTTTCCGCCGTCGCTCGACTTGGTGCGGCGCTGGGCTGCGCTGCACGGGTGCGTTGTGCGGAACCTCACAGAGATTCAAGGCGACCGGCTCGACATCCTGGCCGAGCTTGGCGGCACGGCGACTGCTGCCCAGGTCGTCAGGCATGAGGGTCGGTCGTCACCGTCGCAGGTGCACGCCAGGTATCAGACCTTGGTACACGCCGGCGCGGTCGAGCGCATCGGTGAGGGCCGGCACACGCGCCCCTACCTGTACCGGCTGACACCAGTGGGCGACCTGCTGCGGCTTCACCGGTGAGTTGGTTGGGCTGCATTCAGACGCCGGACCGACGGCTGCACGTGGGTCACCGACCTGACGGGCGGGTCGGAGTCTGGCACTACGTCGACGGTGCGCCGGTCGTGCTGGCGACGGGTCGAGTGCGTGCCATGGTCGAGCTTGTCGACGTGCAGCTCGTGCAGGGCACCGACGACGACGTGGGACACTTGCGCCGGTGGCTACGCCGGCGGCTGACATGAGGGGAGAGCCATGCAGGCACTAGAGGCGATGATTGAGGGCATGTTGAGCAGCACGGACCACCCCGAGCTGCGCATCCGGCGCAACCGTGACGGCCGGGTGAGCGTGCGGGTGTACGCCAGGAACGCAACGAAGACGGGGCACGGTGTCGCCGACACGCTCACCGATGCAGTGCAGGCCGCAGCAGCGGACCGGCGTAGCAGGTAGGGGGCGACGTGGCCAAGCAGGAATACCCGAAGGTAGACACGTGCACACGGTCGCCGCAGTGGGAGCGGGTCGTGCCGTTTGGCGAGCTCGTCGAGCTCGGGCGCCAGGTAGCCGACCACATGGCGGACTCGGTGTTGTGGGCGCCGGGCGTCATGTGGGTCACCATCGACGACACGCACGACGGGCAACCGGTCGGCGTCGAGTGGGGCCGCATGCAGCGTTACGGCGACTGGGTGCCGTTACGCGCGGTGCCGATGCTCAACGACTGGGCGACCTTTGGTGTGGTACGGCGTGCGGTCATGTGCATCGGTGCTGCGTTCGCTAGCCGGCTGGCTGACTGTCCGGGTGATTGGCCGCTACAGCTTGAGTATCAGGGCACCTATCGCAGCACGTCGGGCGACATTCGCAAGACGCCGTGGTACCGCAGTGAAATCGAAGCAGTCGCGGCCGTGGTCGTGGGCTTCGACAGTGAGTGACCTAGTCGACGAGGTCGAGGAGCGATTGTGCATCGCCCTCGAGCACGACTGGCGCACCTGGTACGGCCACCGGTTCGTCGACAGGTATGACCGGGTCGGCGTGCCGTGCCGCTGGAACGCGCTCGACCTGCTGCGGCTGCTCCTGCACCCGGTGGTCGGCTCGGAGAAGGAGCGGCTGCCGCTATGGGGGCCGACCACCTACGGTCTCCCCTACGTCGAGAAGGGGCGCGAGGTCTGCCGGCGTGCATCGAATGCCGAGCTGCTGTCCATGGTCGTGCTGGATGTCGACGACGGCACCAACGTCGACGAGCTCATCGAGCCGGGCGTGTTCTGCCTGGCGCACACGTCGTGGAGTCACACCACGCATGCGCCAAAGTGGCGGGTCATCTACCCACTGGCCGAGGCGGTGCCGGCTGCGCAGTGGGCCGACACGTGGCGCGGGGTCGCGTCGAAGTGGCCGAGCGTCGACCCGTCGACCAAGGACCCGAGTAGGATGTACTACGTGCCCGCCGTGCGTGAGTGTTCCCTGTTGTGCCGGGGTCCGTTGCCTCTCACGTACCGGCGCGGCACCTACCAGTTGCGGGTACAGCTCGGTCGGTGGCTGACACCACCGGCACCACCGCCACCGCCCGAGAGGGTACGCCAGGTGCGTGCACCCGGGCGGGTCGACTACCGCATGCTGTCGGACGACCGGCGCGGCCGGTATGGTGCGGCCATCGCTCGAGCACGGGTCGAGCGGGTCGCCACCGCGGGCAAGGGTCAGCGCAATACGCACCTATTCGGCGCCGCGGTCGACTGCCGCCGGCTCGGCCTGGCGGGGGTCGTCGACTGGACGGCGCTCGAGGTCGAGCTGCGCGCCGCGGCCGACCAGTGTGGACTGAAGGGCGGCGAAGTTTCACAAACCATTGCGAGCGCGGTGAGGAAAGCAGATGTCGAAGGCGCGTGGTCAGATTGGGGCTAGCATCGAGCTCCAGAAGCGCATCGCGGACGCGATGACCTACCCGAGCGGTAGCATGGTCGACGGGCAGCGGGTGAAACGTCCGCTGCGCGAGCTTGGCAACGTGGTGGTCGCTCTACAGCGTGACCCATTGTATGCAGTTAGCTACAATACATTCGCGGGCCGGGTCGAGATTGACGGCCGGGCGCTTACCGACGAGGACGAGACGCGCATCGCCCTCGAGCTGGGCACGTCGTATGGGCTGGTCGTGCCGACTCGCATGGTGTCGGAGGCCATCCGCTACGTCGCCCAACTGCGACGGGTGCACCCGGTGCAGGCGTACCTCGATGGTCTGGCGTGGGACGGCACGCCACGCATCGACACGTGGCTCGAGGTGTACCTGCACGCGTCGGAGGTACCGCCCGGCGTCGGCCGGCGCTGGCTGCTGTCGGCGGTGAGAAGGGCGCTAGAACCTGGCATAAAAGTTGACACGACCCTAATACTGGTTGGCGCTCAGGGCGCAGGCAAGTCGAGCGGCATGCGGGCACTGATGCCGGTGCCGGGCTGGTTCTCTGACACGCCGATAGACATGGGGTCGAAGGACGCCTATCTGGCCATGCAGGGCGTCTGGGTCATGGAGGTGGCCGAGCTCGCCAGCATGCGAGCGCGCGATGCGGAGAGCATCAAGGCCTTCCTCTCCGCCCAGGTCGACCGCTTCCGGCCGCCGTACGGTCGAAACATGGTCGAGCTGCCGAGGGGTACCGTCTTCGTCGGCACGACCAATGAGGCCGAGTTCTTAGACGACCCGACGGGGGCGCGGCGGTTCTGGCCGGTCAAGGTCGGACGGATTGACGTGCTCGGCCTGACGCGTGATCGGGATCAGCTCTGGGCCGAAGCGGCGCATGCATGCAGCCGGGGCGAACCGCACTGGCTGACCCGCGACGAGGCCGACGAGCTCGCTGACGTGCAGGAGCAGTACCAGCGGGTGGACCCGTGGGCCGCGAAGGTCGCTGACTACGTCGACGGTCGGCACGAGGTGGTCGTGAATGACGTGCTCACCGAAGGGCTACGCCTAGACGCCGCCCAGCAGCACAAGGGCTCGGCCATGCGGGTCGCTGGCATCCTGACCCGACTGGGCTGGCACAAGCGACGGGTGCAGCGCAACGGGCGCCGACTGGTCCGGTGGTACCCGTGACGCGGCACTGACGGCACGTGCGGCACTGTTGCGGCAGCCGAAACCCTGCGGCCGACCGTGCATGCCTGGCAAGTGCCACCAGTGCCACACCTACTTCACTAGAAAGATGATGATGAGTAGTACTAAAAAAGAGAGAGAGTGCCAGATTACGTGCCACATGAGGCCACATCGGCCGAGAGTGACGGGACGACGAGGCGTAACAGGTGCCACACGTAGGTGGGGCACGAGGTGGGTCACATGGTTGAGCAGGTCGTGGGTCTAGTGTCGGCGGTGGTGCCGGCCGTGGTTAGGGCAGTGCAGGAGGGCAGAGTGGGCAAGGCGAGCAGGGACAAGGGCGCTCGAGGGGAGCGCGAGCTAGTGCGCATGCTGCGGCCTGTGCTGCCGGATGGATGGACGGTGCGGCGTGCTCTGCCGTACGAGCACGGCGACGACATCCGGGTCGTCGACGAGCTCGGCCAGGCCGTTCCGGGGTCGTGGTCCATCGAGTGCAAACGCTACGCCGACTTCTCGGTGGGTGAGGTGCTGCGCGGTCCGTCGGCCCGGTGGCTGGACTGGTGGTCGCAGGCGAACCGCCAGGCCGACACCGCTGGCCGGGCGCCGCTGCTCTGCACCCGTGGGGACCGCCGCCCGTGGTGGTGCTGGTCGCGCCATGCGCATCCGTTCACGGTGCCGCACATCGAGCTGCGACTGGACGACGGGTCGACGGTGTGCGGTACGCTACTGGCACACGTGGTCGAGGACATCGGCCACCGGATGCACACGACGGTCGAAGAGGTGCACGCACTGCGAGAGGGGGCAGAATGATAGCCGAGGAACACGCCGCGCTGAGCCGGGCGACGGATGACGAGCTGCGTCAAGCACGGGCCGAACTGGCTGACATGATGGACCATGCCGAGAGCGCACTGGCGCGACAGCTGCTAGCGGTGCAGCGGGCTCGGTGCGGTGTTGCACTGGGCAGCGATGTCGAGCACGACGAGCGGCGGGTGGCTGCCGTCAAGCTCGAGGAGCTTGCTGCCGGGCTGAAGGCGCTCGAGGGCGGCCGGCGGGCCGGCTGGGCTGCTGATTGTGCGCTGCATGCGGCACGCGTGCTGCGGGAGGACATGAGTCATGACTCACCGTGACCTCGTCGACCAGCTGGCCGAGCTGTTGCGACTGGCCGACCGTGCGGCGGATGGTACGGCGTGGGACAGCGACGCGCAGGAGCTACAGCGCCGACTTGCCGACCTCGACCGGCAGGTGCGGCGCGAGGGAGTCGAACCACCGCCAGAGGTCGAGTGTGAGGGAGGGTGACCCTCCCGGGACCTAAAGGCAC